TGGTGGTCCTGGTGGATCTCCAACTGCTCAGAGTGGTATACAAAATACTGGTTCTGGTGGAGGTGGCGGTGAAGCAGGTAATAGTGGATCTGGTGGTTCCGGAATCGTCCTCATCGCCTACCCATCAACATAAATAACTAAAAACTACGAGATATCAACACTAATCACAACTTCTCTACATCCATTATTTCTTACATGATGTTCCCAGTTGAGTGCATCTCTTTCATCATAGAAGGTCGCTACTTGTTGTGAGTAGTGACCTTTTTTCTTTGGTTTCTGATAGCTTACTCTAAACTTCATAGCTGAGTCTCGATCAACCCTGACAGAGTTATCCTACTCACGAAACCAGAGTCTGTCAAGCCCCTTGCCAAAGGCTCGTGACGGTGGTATGGTGGTTACAGTTTCAAGGATTTATGACGACAACAGACAAACTATTATTTCTAAGTTCGTTTGTCTGGTTTCTCCATTGGGGAACAAAGGTCACCAAAACTTTTCTTGATTATGTTATCTCTTAGTCACTCTGGTTACAACTACTCCAAGAAACGTTGCGAGAGAGTTGTGAATTGGTTCATGAATGAATACATTCCGAGACACAAGATCTCGATCAATGTTCATCATCGTGGCATGTATCGTGATGGTGTGTATGGTTGGGTATGGCCCACTGATTGCAATCATCGACCTCGTGAGTTTGAGATCGAAATGCATAATTTCATGACGCACGAACACTACATCAAGACATTATTGCACGAGTGTTGGCATATTCATCAACATATCAAAGGTGATCTGAAAGACAAACACGGAAAAAGACTGTGGTGTGGTATTGATTGTTCTCAACTTGATTATGCTGATCAACCCTGGGAACAAGAGGCACACCAGATGGAGGATATTCTGTTCGAAGAATACCTTCGTAACAACGAACTCTGAGACGCTTGCCACACTCAGAGAATTGAGGTACTATACCTTTGACCAACGAGAGTTATGTCACTAAACTATCTTTCACGCGAAGACAACGACCTCAATAGAGGGCAAAGTCAAGCATCATGCAAACTTTTCGCAAACCTTTAACTAAACAAATGACTAATCCGATTGATCTTCCTTTTGAAAAAAAGGTGGAACTCGTCACCAATTCCAACCGTATTCCTGTTGGTGCTGGTGTCAACTTCCTTTACTTTCTTGAAGTTCCTCTCAAGAATGTTGTGCAACGCACTGATAATAAACTGACCAACAAAGTACGCGCAGAAGGTCTTATCCAAGAGAAGGTTGCTGCTTTTGTTGATCGTATCAATGAAGGTCGATATTTCTTTCACTACCTGCAACCTATCGTAAAGAAAATCGGTGAGGATGTGTATGAACTTCTTTGTGGTGAACATCGACTTCAAGCTCACTACCTGACTGGCCGAGAAACTATTTTTGTTGCGGTTATTAAGTTTGATAGTTTGGAAGATGAGATGATCTTTCAATCAAACGAAAATGATGAGGATGATGAGTATGTGAAAGCCCCTCGCACTCAGAATGATGTGATTCTCACCCTTGCTAACATGGTAGAACAGGGAATCATCGACATTGATGATGACAAATCCATCAACATTCGTCTGACTCGTCTTAATCAAAAAATTAAAGACTTTCCTGTTCTCCGCGAAAAACTTCGTGAGAAGTATGGTATCATCACTCCTGTTAAATCTTACGATGACGAAAGCCGCAAACAGTGGGTTGATGAACACAAATCGGGAATCAAGTTCTCTTCCCGTAGTAACATTGTTCCTATTGATGGTGCTGCATACCTGAACAAGACTTTTAAGGGTGGTTCAGGTAAAGGTGGGGTCAAAGACCTTGACTACGATCCTCGTGCATTTTTCGACGCATGTCTCCTTCTTCAGAACAACAAAGTCAACAAAGTTAATGTTGTTTGTTCTGTCAATGGTGCAACTTCAGAGAAACTTCCTAAGATCCGTGACTACAAAAAAGAGTCAATGATGCAGGACATGTTGAATCGTTGTATCCAGATTGTGGATGATTATCGTGAGGGCGAGTATAACCCGATCGAAGATGTTTCTTTCAACTTTGTTCCCCAAATCGACTCCGTTGATAACATGGAGGACTGGGCATGAATAAGTGGGAAGAGTTCGCAAAGATTACATTCCACGCAATGAAAGCGGTTCTCCCTTTCTGGAAAGATGCAAGTCACTTCACACAAAGATCCATGACTCGTATTATGTATGATCAGGTATTTTGTGCAGGAGAACCTAACAAAACTGGTTATATTAGTTCTGCAGCAATGACTGCAAAACGCAAGGGAAACAAGACTACTAAAGATCATTGTTTGTCTCCACAATTCGTTGCACGGATGGTGTATGATAATGCAGATGTATGGTTGACAGATTTTGAAAAGTTCAAATCTCTGTTTTACATGTGCTGTCAAACTATTGAGATTACTCCTGATGAAAACATCAAACTGAGTAACTTAACTGAGAATAAGGATGGTGAATTTGTCATTCATGTTCCCACTCACAAAAAATATGATCATCTGGGTATTACTCTCTTTCATCCAGAAAAGGGTGCGGTTCGTGATGTATTTGAGGATCTTGTTCCTGAGGAACTTATCTCTTATGAGAAGAGCTATCTGGTTCCACTAGTCCCATAAAAAATCCTTATCAAAACCCCCTTGCCTTGCAGGGGGGTTTTTTGTATTATACACGTATTGAAACACAATTCATGAATCTTCGACCACATCAACAACGCGCAGTTGATCTGATGCAACTGCACAAGAAGGGTCAGATCATTGTTCCCACTGGTGGTGGCAAAACATTGAAGATGATCTATGATGCAATGCGTCAGTTTCAATCACAAACTTCTAAAACTATTGTAGTTGTTGCACCTCGTATTCTTCTTGCGGAACAACTTTCTGCAGAGTTTTTAGAACATATCACTGATGTTGAGGTGTTACACGTTCACAGTGGTGAAACTCATCACTGCAGCACTACCAAGGCCGCAGACATTGCTGTTCACACTGGTATGTGTCTCGTTCAAGAAAAACATCAACTGATTTTCACAACCTATCACTCTTTGCACCGTGTTCAAGAGTCTGGTATTGATGTAGACACGATTTACTTTGACGAGTCACACAACTCTGTTCAACGTAATTTCTTCGGCCCGACTGAGTATTTCTCAGCCATCGCGGATCGTTGTTATTTCTTCACTGCAACTCCTAAACATTCTGCTACGGTTTCCAAACCTGGTATGAATGACGTTGATGTTTATGGTAACGTCATCTGTAAGGTTTCTGCACCTGAACTGGTTGCAGGTGGTTATATCCTCCCTCCTAAGGTTGTTGTCAAACAACTTCCGATGGTTAAGGGTCGTCAGATGATCTTTGATCGTGACTCTGAGAATATGTTAGAGACGATTGACGATCAGAAGGTTAACAAGGTTCTGATCTGTGCTCGTGCAACCAAACAGATTATTGGTTTGATCTCTGAGACAGACTTTTGTTCTCAACTTCAGGATCGTGGTTATTCTTGGATGGTCATCACTTCCAAGACTGGCCCAATCATTGACGGTCAGAAAGTGAACCGCGAACAGTTCTTTGACACTCTCAATGCATGGGGTAAAGATTCTACCAAAAAATTCGTGGTCATGCACCACTCGATCCTGTCCGAGGGTATCAACGTCAATGGTCTGGAAGCTGTGTTGTTTCTTCGCAATATGGACTATATTGGTATCTCCCAGACAATCGGTCGCGTGATCCGTCTTGGCGACCCCCAGAAGACGTTTGGGCTAGTCTGTATCCCTGTTTATGACAATGTGGGTATTTCCACGTCTCGCAAGGTTCAGGCGGTCGTTGATGTTGTCTTCAATCAAGGTGAACCTGCAATCTCGGTGATTAAACGATAATCATCTACACAAACTTAGGTTTCTGGTTTAGTTAAATATTATAACTACATCAGAACCCATGAAGTTTCTAACGATTCTCTTTCTGACGTTGACTCCTATGTCAGCCCAGGCAATCACTTGGAAGGAGTTCTGGGAGCCATTCAGAT